GATGTATGGTGTTATGTTCTATTAACCAACAAAACAATAGATGAACGTATTTGGGCAGCTTTACACGATAAACGCGCTATATCTGATATAGCTATGCAGGAGTTAAAATGAATTTAGATAAATTAAAGGCACAACTTAAAACAGCTGAAGCTGAGTTAAAGATACGCCACCGTAATATGAATAGCGCTATAAAAGGATTTAATAGAATAGAAGCATTAGTAGTTAACTTACAACGAAAGGTAGAGCATGAAAAGATTAAATTGGCGAACGTTAAATGATACGATTAACAGTCTAACAGAAGAAGAAGTATTAGCACTTCTTAACCAAGAGCGTGAAATATCTAAAAGAGTATCAATGTTGCAGCGTTTACATCAAAGATATACATCATTAAGAGCTTCACGTGAGAGAATTGAGATTTTACAAGAAGCTATAAGGCCATAATTATGGATTACATCCTATGCTACGCGCTATCGTTCATTACAGGGTTTTGTACTGCTATTGGGGTATTGGTATTACTTAGGTCTTATTTTGAGCGTATACGTCGATTACAGAGGTCAAAATTTAAAAGAAGGTATTAATTATTGACTATTGTTTGATCTTTTATCCATTTTTGTAGATTTAACAATTGCAATACATCCGATGCACAATCTAAGGCATCAACTCCTGTGGAACCAGATTGATTGCTTTGGGTGTCGCCATTAGTTCCGCTGGCGGTGCTGGAAACGTCGGGCAATTTACCGGATACAGATCCATGGTCGCGCAACCATTGAGTAGAAGAAGCAACGTCGTAATAAATACTGAGTTTTTTAATGGCATCTGCGTAATCCTTTTTAATGTTAGCGGTAATTTGCTTTTGTTTTTTAAGTGTAGCACTATTCTTTTCTTCTTGTACTTTAGCACGAAGCGCTAACTCAGATTTAAAAGCATCAAACTTAGCTTTTTCTGATGAATAGCCTTTGTAGTAGCCAATAGAAAAAAGTATGACAAGGCTACCTGCAATAGCAAGTTGTTTCCAATAAGCTAAAAAAAATGTCATTTAGTAATAGCTGATGCAGAAATGCAACGAAGTACAACATTAACGCCAGCAATAAGAACAGCTAAACCAAAATATACTTTTGGGTCAAAATAACTTTGTAATGTATTCATGTAAATTTCAACTGCAGCGCCCATGGCAACAAGTACATTAAACCAAACTGTTTTGCTTTGATACCATTTTTTCATAATGTTTTTCCTTTTTGAAAATCAAATATAGATAGCCCACCTGTAAACTGCATATGCGCTGTTTCTTTAAGTTTGCCAGACCAACGACCAGCCCATTCAAATCCTAAATCTTCACCTATGTTACCGCATAAAGAATACGCTGCTGAATCATCCCAACGTGCTTTACCATTTACAATAGGCACAAAGTCAAAAGCACAACGCCAATTATGGTAAGAAAATCCAGCCTTAGCATTGGTAACAATACGTCCAGGTTTTGTACGGCCTTGCGCATAAAGTTCATTTTGGGATTCTGCATCTCTATAAGTACTATAAATTAAAATATCTATACCTGCATCACGGCAAGCTTTGATAAACTGTTCGGCTAACTTTTTTACTTTAGGGTTTAAGTCATCTAAACTACGACTACTGATCATTGTTTAATCTCATTAGGTACATGAAGGCTTAAACTTAAATAATCTTGATCTGCCATCATAAACATTGTAGTCTTATCATCAAACGTTAAAAAGAAATCATCCTCAAAGGTTCCGCATTCAACAATCGTTTTACCGACCATATGTTCACAGTAACCTGCAAAGGCTTCAATACTCATTATAACTTGATTACCCATCCATGCGCCGCTGCGTAAAGATAAAATAAAACAGCTAATCCTACAGATAAGATACCTTTTAAAGTCCATTTACCTACGACAATAAATTGTTTATCTAACCATTCCGAAATAGCTTCTTTAATGGCTTGTTTTTGTAATTCTTTTTGTTCTTCAGGGGTCATAGCTAGTTCCTTTACTGAGCAAGTGCGTTTTGATTACCTTCGTAATCTTGTCCCGCTAACGCATTAAAATTAAAAGTTAATCCACGTTGTACATTTGGATCTCTCTGAAACGCATTAAATACAGCTAGTCTATCTTTAGCAGGTACGATATTAAGTAACTGATTTAAACTTTTACCTGATTGCATACCTTCTACTAACGCATTCATAACTTTTTTGTTAATTTTATCTTCTAACATTCTTAATGTTTCATTTGCTACTGTTGCTTTAGCACTTAAAAAGTTAGGGAATCTAAGCTTAGATGTATTGGCTTCAATCACATCTTTGTACATTGTTTCGCCCATTTTAGCTTGTTCTGCCATTGTTTTAGATTGTTTAACTTTATCGGCAGCTTTCTTTAATACGCTTAAAGAAGCTTCATCCATCTGCGTACCAATATTAAAATTACCTGAACCAAAAATCTTTTCTACTTCTTTAGGTAAATTACCTTCAATCAGTTGAACAAACTTATCTGGTGAAGTTTTATATAGTTCTAATGCTTTAGCATTAAGTTTAGATTGCGCAATCTTATTAGCGCCTGCTGCAAAAGTTTCAAGGTAGTTAGCAAAACCTGTACCACCTGCATTAGTAATTGCATCATCTATGACTGGGCGTATTTCAGCTAAAAGTTTAGCTGCATATTTTGCTTGCGCTGTTGGATCCGTTTTATCAATTAAACGAGATACTTCTTCATTGATTGTATTCTTACGAATCTCATATAAAGCTTTAGGATCTATTTCACCTTTGTTGGCTTTAGTCCAAGTATCAATCTTATTAATAACTTTATTTATAACGCGTCTATTAATATCGCTTACGCCAACCGTAGGATCTTTAAGTTTTTCACCTAAATCTTTAATCATAGACTTAGTATCAATGGTACCTGCTGCTTCAAGTTCAGCTTCACGCATAGGCGTTGTTATTTTATTTAGTGTTTCTTTAGCTGCCTTTTGACCAAGTTTAGCTTCAGTAGCTGTAGCAGCACCCGTTAAACCTTCTAATTCTGCAATCGTTGCTGCATCTTGACCTTTAAGTAATGGCCCATATTTGTAAGGTGCTTTTTCTACAACGCGTTGACCTAATGATTGAATAGGCGGTGCATAAATATCAGCTGCAACTTGCGCGCCTGTAGCGCCTTCAGGTGCTGCTTTAGTTGCTGCTTTTAACTGTTCTATTTGATCACCGGCAAGTTCTTGTACAATTTTACCTGCTTTAATTTGAACCAATTTACCTGTTGTTTTGTCCCATACCCATCCTGCCGCTTTAGCAATAGGGGGTAAGATCACACGGCCACCCACTTCAAACGTAGCACCTTCTAATACATTCTTACCTGCTTCTAGTAAATTTTGTGGTAAGGTTTGTGGCGCACGTTGGCCTATTTTTTCTTCATACATACGTTCTAATTCTTTAGCTGCACCATAGCCTAAACCAGCGCCAGCAGCGCCACCAGCTATCGTACCGCCTGGGCCAAATACAGTTCCGCCTGTACCGCCTACAAGTGCGCCGCCTACAGGTAAAGCTGTTTCTAATATAGGATAGACAATTTTTTGAGCTAACGTACGTTTTGGAATTTCAGACATAGAATCACTGACAGCTGCGGGTGCAGGTGCTTTAGGTGTTTCCAAGGTAGGCATTTCAACACCGTACTTAGACTTAATAGCTGATTGCGTAGCTTCATTAGCGTTTGCAAAGTTAGGGTCAAGCGGTGCATATTTATTAAAGATAGCCGCTTTAGTCGCAGCGTTAGCATTGACATAGTTAGGATCTTTTAAAACTTCAGCTAATGTTGCCATTATTAAATCCTAATCTGCTAAGAGTGGGTTAGTTGCATCTACATCAGGTGAAGCATTTGCAGCTGCCGGAGCGCCAACATTACCAAGTTTAGCTTTAGAGCGTTCAATACCTTTACGTAAAATGGTTTGAAATTCACGCGCTGCAGCTTTAAATTCTTTTTCACTTTGCGCTAAAGACATACGTGTAATGGCTTGTGTAGCTTTTTGACCTTCAACTTCAGTAATAGAACCACCACCTTTAAGTGTATTGTATGCTTCTAAGAATGCCCCGCCTTGAATTTCTTTAAGTCGTGCATCAAAGTCAGCTGCAGGTGTACCGTCTACAAATCTAGCGCCAGGCATTAAAGTAGCACCAACCGCTGAAGTGAAGCCAGGATGCGGTCTAGTACCCGCAATAATTTTACCTTCTTTAGTTTTAGTTGGCTCAGTACCGACAAGCTCATCGATCTTACGAATAGCTTCATTAGCTTTACTCATGGCTTCAGGCGCAGCTGCTTCAAACTTAGCTTCAGCCTTACCTAGCTCAGTCATCTTAGCCCGCATTGCAATCGCTTCAGGTGAGTTCTTACCTTTTTCAATTTCAATACGTTGTAGTTCTCTAGCGTTAGTTAAGTCTTGACCACGGCGTGTTGTAGTAGCAGACATAACATCACCAGGCGTTGCAGTCTTAGTAGCTTCACTACCTGTTACAAGTCTAGATGTATTAGCAAAAGGTTCGATACTTAACATACGTGTTGAACCACCAATATCTTGTGTTTGTATAGTAGGTTTAAGTTCAGATACAGATGCGCCTTGACTTGCTAACTTAGGTACGCGTTGATCCATAGGTAAAGAAAGTAATTCTTGCGTTCTACGCTTAACTGCGGCTATTTCTTGTGGCGAAAACAAACCTGATGCCTCAATATCCTCTGCATACGCCATAATATTAGCGTCAGACGGGCGCGTACTTAAATCACGCATCGCACTTTGCATTATGCTTTGTTTTTTATCTGCGGTTTCTACGCCTGTTTTAGTAATTTCACCCTTAGATTTAAGGTATTTTGAATAACCTTCAACATCGCCTTTAGAAAAAAAAGCATTTCTAATAGCTTCATCATCGGTGCCTGCACCTCTAAGCGCATTCTTAAATGCTTCACGTTCAGTCATTTCGCGTTGTGCTTCTTGCAACTTTAATTGATTAAGTTCATTAGCTTGTTGCGCTTGCTTAATCTCATAAATCTTAGCCATTTGATTTACGGGCGATTCAAGCGGTGGATTTTTTATCTGAAGGGCTATGGTTGGATCAATAGGCATAATTTAAGTCCTTATTATAGAAAAGCATTAACACCACCGCCAGTACTATAGCCACCTGTAGAAGGTGAATAAGCGGGTCTGTTAAGCGCATTCATAAGATTGTAATTAGTAAAGGCATTAGTTACGCCACCAAAAGCATTAGAGAGTGCATTAGCTGATCCAATGTAGCCAGACGCACGTGCATTACCCGCACCCATGTAGGCTTCACCAGCTTGGTTAGCATAGTTTTGCCCTGCCGTACCTAATACGTTTGTAGCAGATTGACCAGACCCCATAAGACTTTGTAATGGGTTAATTTGATTTGATCGATTAACTTGATAACGATTAAATGCGTTTTGATATTCTTGTGACGCTAAATCTTGACCAAAGCGTTGCGCACCTTTTAAGGTAGAGCCAGATAAAAGCCCACCACGTGCAGCTGCTGTACGATCTAATGCTTTCATACCTTCAGATAATCTAAAACCATATCCAGGATCTTGTTGAAAATCAGCCATACTAAAATCACGAGCGTATTTACCACTAGCACCAGGCGATAAGCCAAGATAATCTAACAGCCTATTTTGTGATGTTAAGCCAGCTTCGCGAAATGGCGCTTGTAATTCTTTTTGTTCTTGAAATTGTTGATATTGTAGCTCGGCGGCGCGATCAGCGGCTGCGGCTTGCGTACCTGCAGCTTGTTTTGAAGCTTTAGCGCCTGATACACCGCCTATAATAGACCCTGCGGCAGCTATTCCACCGCCAATAAGTGCTGCTGCACCTGCTGATATTCCAAAAGCCATATTATTCCTCTAATCTTTCTGCTGCTTGATTTGCAACAAGTTGTTTATTATCTATACCACCTAATAATTCAGACGCTTTAGATTCTGTCAATAGTTCAACAAGTTTATCTACATCTGTTTCATCTGTAGGAAAAAAATTAGTCCATACAGAATCTTCTAATGCGTATGCCGCATTCTTAGTACCAGGTTTAACAGTTAATATATGCGGTGCAGATATTTCTATTGTCCCTGATTCTGTCACTAATTGCAACCTTCCGCATGAAAGTATTGCTAAATTTTCAGTTTTATGTATAGCACCTGTTAAAACAGTGCCTTTTTTAATTGTTATTTCTCTAGCATAAATGCCTGGTGCAAAATAATGCTTAACAGGGCATTCCACTTGGGGTATATGTTTTAATGTTTCTTCAAGATTTTTTACTTTATCTTGCATTGAAACATTAGTTATATCATCCATTATGTTATTTCACGTCCATTAGATCTAATATTAATGGCAGTTGCAGCACTTGCAATCGTTGAAATAAACCCACTTGGTGCTAAAGCAGCGCCTACAATTTCAGGAAAAGTGTATGTTTCCGCAGGCTGTAAAGTCTTAGTTTTAACAATCAAGTTATCGTTGCCCGCTGACGTTGCTGCCGTTACTAAGTTAACGCTAATCGTTGCAGCTGTAGCGCTGTAATTAGTTGCCGTAAACTTATCTATAATCGTAGTCACACCCGTTGCTGTATATTGCGTCGATTGAGAATTCTCAGCTGTTTTAGCTGGAATTAAAACTTTTACAGTAACTGTCATAGTATTGCTCCTTAATTAATATTATTTGAAACTGTAAGAATAATAGACGGTATCCCTGGAACCGGTGCCGTCGCAGCAACAGCTAAAAGTTCTACACTTAAATCTGTTACCGAAAACATTATTTCTACATAATCCCCTGCTTTTAAATCAAAAAGATAATTTAACGCAGAAAAAATTTCCCCGTTATTACCTTGTACTCTAATTTGACTAGCGCTGTCAGTTACATCTACACCGTTAAGCCTAAACCAAATATAAAATTCAGCTATACCACCTGACGTTTTATCTAGTTGAATTGATATTTGATAATTATATACGCCTTCTGTATCTACGTATACACGTGATGTTGGCGAACCTATATAAACACCTTTACTTAAACTAGTTGAATTAAACGTAATAGCTTTAGCTGTATTAATAACAGTAGCTGTTTGCGTTGTTGTATCATAAAAAGAACCATATCTCGCTCTTTTTAAGCTTGGTATTACAGGCGGTGCAACCGCTAACGCTTGTACTTGTTTAGCTAATTCAGCTATTTGTGAATCTAAGCTAGATACTAACGCTTGTGTATTAACATTTGGGCCTTCTACATCAATAATAAACTGATCGATATTAGGTGGCCCTACTTGCAAATCTTCTAAACTTATTTGATTAGATCCGTCGCCTACTAAAACAAAAATATTATAAAAAAACCGATACCATACGGCAGACATTAAACCTGTACGCGGATCAATAACATCAACGCGGGGTGCTGGTATGTTAGTTATGTTTATCGTATTAGCCATTGGTTGGGCTTAACTCAAGTTCTGCGCCAATAATCGCTATTTTTACAGGGTCGGTACCTGATACTTCATACACGCGATCACGAAGCTTAGTCGTCATACCAAGACGACGCCATATTGTTCTAGTTCCATAATTACCTATTTTGCCCATTGATTTCCAATGTTCATTAGACCAAGTATGACCGCCATCATCAGACCAACGTAGCATCACTTGTGGGTCATATCCTGGCGCTGCAGGGTATGCGTTAGTAATTAAAGCATATCCGTTGGGATAAGGTTCAGGCCAATTTATAGTAACTAATGATTGAAATTGATCATTAGCTTCTGTTGTAATTTGATCACCTGATTCTGTAATTAAATAGCCTTGTACAAATTCAGCTACTATAATATCACCATCTTCGGTAGTTAAATCTTCTGAATCATACGCTGGATATAAATTTAATCCTACGCCTGTTTCTGCATCTAATTGTAATGAGTGTTGTGCGGTACGTTTAAGATTGTTTTGACCTGTAGGTAATGCGCGCCACGATCTTAACCATTTTTGTTCTGTGTTATAGTCAGCGTAAACATCTAAATTAAATTTATATATGTTTCCATTTTCATAATCACCTACTATAATATTGCCGCCAAAATTACATTGACAATTAGAACGATGACGTGCAAATTCTTCATTTTCCCATCCAGCACGTTGATGCCATGCTTGCGTAGCTACATCAAAAACCCAAGTAGCGTTACCTGTAGGAAAAGTTAAAACATAAAAGGCGTGTCCGTCTTGTTGATAGGTATAAGCTACAGCATCGGATATATTGCCATATTGTTGAATTTGCCATTCAATGGCGTGCGTTGAAATACGTTGGCCTGTATAGCCATTAGCACGATACACAATGCCTTGACCACGTGCATCCGTACCTAACCAAAATAATCCGTTATCTAATTTAGCAATAGAAAAAGGTGCGACGCAGCCAATTTCATTAAATGCGCCTTGTATTCGAGTTAAAGGAAAATCAGCTAACCCAGCGTTATACCAGACTTCAACAGAATCTGACCCAAAGACCCATAGCTCTCTATGATCAGATATAACACCTACAACGCCATCAGGTGAACCTTCAGCGCTTGCAAAGTCTAAAGGATCAATTTGTGTTCCATCTAAAAGACTTGTGACCCATATTCTTTGACTATTAGGTTGATTAAAAACAAAATAGGTATCTAAGTAACTAACAGTAACTGCGCCTGGAAAATCAGGGTCGGTAATTTCTTGGAATATATTAGTACTTTCGGTATAGATATAGCTTCTAGGGTTACAAGCAAAAAATATTTGATTACCATTATCAGCAATAGATACAGGCCCTGTACCTGATATAGTGCCTAATAAAATAGGAGTAGCATAAAGTCCTGTTAACTTATAAACCCTTTGACCTGATACTACATAAAAATCAGATCTATTAGTTTGATGCGCCCATAACCCACGAATAGGGCCAGTACCTACGGATTGTAAAAATTCTAATCCAGGCGCTCTATTCAAATAGCCAGCTTCTTTTCCGTCAATTAAAACTTCAGGAAACAGATTAACCATGCGGTTATCTGCAGCATTAACACTTCTAGCTACATAGGTTTGACCAAAAATGGGCGTTTTCATAAATTAAACGTATGAAGGATACCATTTGGTAGTCGTTACATCATAAATCATATCTAATGCTCTACTTACAACCGCAGTGCCTGCTACTGCAATATTACCTGCTGTAGTCCAAGTAAACGCACCTGTAGGAATTAAGGTAATTCTACCGCCACCAGATGCAATTGGTGTTGGTGCTGTAATAGTTACAACAGCTGCAGTGCCACTAATAAATACAATAGATGTAGTAGGTGCAATAGTTGCTGCTGAAGCAATTGTAGGCGCCGCAGCCGTTGTAGCAATTAAACCTGAATGCGTAATATTAGCTGAAACTGTAGTGCCAGTAAAAGTAGGCGATGCAGATAATACAACGTTTCCGGTGCCTGTTGAAGTTGTAACACCTGTGCCACCGTTAAGAACAGGTAGAGTACCTGTAACGCCAGTCGTTAAAGGAAGGCCAGTACAAGTAGTTAATGTACCTGATGTTGGCGTACCTAATATTGGAGTTACTAAAGTTGGGCTAGTTGCAAAAACAGCAGCGCCTGTGCCTGTTTCATCCGTTAAAGCAGAACGTAAATTAGCAGATGAAGGTGTTGTTAAAAACGTAGCTACGTTAGCACCTAAACCTGATACGCCTGTTGAAACAGGTAAGCCTGTACAATTAGTTAAAGTACCTGATTGTGGTGTACCTAAAATAGGCGTGACTAATGTAGAGCTAGTAAATAAATTATCAATAGATAGTTGTTTAGTTGTACTTGTTGTATTTTGTACTATAGGTAATACGTCTGCACCGGCTTGCGAGGTTGCGACGGGTAATGCTGAAATGGCTATGTTTGACATATTTTATTTCCTTTTAATAGTTGCCTGCAAAAATGTTAAATCGTTGACGAGTACCAACAATACTGTACGGTAATGACATAATATCATCAGGATTATTGATTCGTTTTAAGTTACGCTTAGAAGTCATAGCGATACGTTGTACTGTAGGTGAAGGTTCAACACCAAATTCAGCAGCAATTTCACAAGCTAAATTATATTTAAACGCACGTAAATATCCTGGTGGAAAAGCTAAATTAGTTGCTAAGGTTGCAGGTTTAGTTAATTCTTCTACAGATACAAAATGCCATTCTAGCACTTTTGTAGGTTTTGGATAAATATACATTTCCACGTCAGGGTATGTCATATTGACCCAAATAACTTGAGGATATGTACTTGTAACTGTTTTAACAGCAATACCATTATATTGTTGTTGATTAATAAATTTAATACCAAAAGAAATCCCGCTTGACGGATCTCTAAAATAAGATGAATCTTCTAATAGTACAGGACGATTACCTACAAAATCACCGGTAGGGCCTAATGTTCTAGTTAATTCATTTGGTGGCCAATTAAACACTTGGTCTTGTGTAGAGAACACTGATAGACGTTCAGTATTCCATGAATCAATTAATTGATTTAATGCAGTAAGCGCATCTTGTGAAGTGGCAGCAGAAGGTACTTCGCCTTCAGCAAGCATACCTATTAAGCGTAGAGCGCCATTAATTTGATCTGCAGCTGTAGTTGCCATGAGCTTATTCCTTTAATTATTTCTTATACGTTTAGATTCTAGCCCATTAATAGGCGCCGCTTTTTGTGTTTCTTTTGGCGTATCTGGATTATATACTATCCAGCCATTTTTTTCATCTTCTTCAGCTTCAATATCCATAGTAGCAACTTTAGTGCCATGGATAGGATGTCTTAAATATATATTAGGCATAGTTTAATAAAGAGGGGCCGAAGCCCCTTTTTAATTGTTAAGGCAGTAAACCGTAAACTTTTAACTTAGTTTCAAGTTGAGTTACGCGTGTTTGTAAATTTGCAATAACAGCTAAAACTGAATTACCTTCATCTTTTGTAACAAAACCAAAAGCTGAAGCATTAATTAAGTCTTGAATTGCAAAGTCAGCAGTGCCTGGTGCAGTTGACGTAATTGTAGTCAAAGCCGCAGTGTTAGCTGCAACTTGAGGTACAAACGTCGCTCCATCTAATAATGGATCTGCATAAGCAACGCCAATAGGTTTGGTATTGTTTGGCATGATATTTTCCTTTTAAAAAATCCCCCTAAAAAAAGGGGGATGTATTACATTAAGCTATACGATACAAAGTCCAAGTACCTGCGCCTGTTTTACGAGCGCGGAATTGAGCCGAAGTATTTTCAAGAACAACAGCATTACCTGCAATAGTCCAACCTGTACCAGTTGCAATTGTTACTTGGAAAGATAGGTCAAGATTAGTTACTGCAAAATCAAACGCAGCGTTAATCTTTTCTGCACTGCTAACGTCAGCTTCAAGCAAAGCTACGGTTGGCAAAGTTGCTGTAATGTCAGCCGCAGAATCTACTGTAAATAAACCATTAGATAACTGAGCAGCAGTTACTGTTACATCTGCCGATAAAAGCGTTGGAGCGCCTTGTACAAACAATACCGCTTCACCGACGTTACCGTCGTTAATTTGATAACCGCCAGAGCCATTTGGGAGAGCCATGATAATTTCCTTTTCAATATTAATTTAAAAAACCCCCACCGAAATGGGGGTTACTTAGACTAGCCCCAGATACGAGCAGCCATTTGTGGACGAACAGTGCTAAAGCCATATAGAACGTCAATACGGCAAGGTAATCTGTCGTTGTTGATGTCATATTGACGAACAACACGTAGAGAAATACCGTTGTGTACTTGACGTGAGGCCATATCTACACCTTGTGGTAATAACAAGTCAGCTGTCGCAAAAGTGATAGCATCTTTGTGATAAACCAAGTTTTGAGCGTATTGCGTAGAAGCTGCACCGAGGAATGTAATTGCTGCACCATCTTGTGGGAACGCATTAATAGTTGCTAAAGCATTATTAGGCGTATACATAGCTGGTGAAACTTTAATACTAGTCCAAGCACCGCCAGCAGCAGTATTAGCTTCAGTTACTGTGAATTGTTGTAATGAACCTGTTGATTCACGTGTTTGTGGGTTAACAGCAAATACGTTAGCAACGGTAAATACATCACCTACAGTTACTGTAGCTGAACCTGTACCACCGTCAATACTAATAGTAGATTGGCCTTCTGTAGAGATAGTGCCATTTACTAAAATAGTATCGCTAGTAGAACGAGTACCAGTTGTGTGTTGTTTAATAGATTGTGACATATTAACTTCATCAAAACCTAATACGCCAGTACCCATTAAACCGTTTTTAAACTGTTTAGAGATAGTGTCGGTTGGATTGAAAAGACCTTTCATGCCTTCTACTAAGCCAGCGTTAGCAGCTGGGTTAACAGTTGCATATCTTGGAGCCATTACAGCAGCGCCTTCATTTAGTTTTTGTTGTGCTTGTAATAAAACTAATGAAGTTGAAGGTGTAGTTCCAGGAGTGCCTACTGAGTTATAGATTGCTTTGTATGCGTTAGCAACGTCAGCATCAACGCTAGAAGCTAATTGTGAGATACGTGGTTTTAGTACACGTTCTGCAAAATCATCTAATTGCATTGTTAATTCAGCTGAAGTGAAGTTAACACCAATATGTTTTTGTGATGCAACAGACAATGTTGTAAATTGTTCGTTGTCATCTTGTACTTGTAATGCAGCACCGTCAGTTACTAATGCGCGATCTGGTAAACGGATACGCAATGTAGAACCGATCTTAGCGCCTTCTACGGCAAAAGAATCATCGTATTGACGATTCACGTTACGTGTGATCACAAGGTTATTTTCTAAAATTTCTAGAGCTTTACGTGTGATCATATCAATGGTTAAAATTGAGTTTGACATGATTTTTCCTTAAAAATTAGCGGTTTCTTTTTGCTTCCCACGCTTTTGCTTGTCTAGCTCTATCTGCAGCAATCCATTCTGACGTAGACATTGTTTTTGTCGATCTAGGATCGGTTGTGTCATACGCTGGTGAATTGCTACCTTTAGCCGTGACAGGCGAAATAGGTGCAGGAGCGCTCGTTGTTTTTTTCGTCATTGGTTCTGAAGCTATTTTTGCTTCAAGTCGACCAATTTCTTTTGCTTGTAAGATAGGCGATAATTTGGAAATACGTTCGGCTTCTTTTGGATTGACACCTAAGTAATATGCTACATCAGGGCCAATATCGGAAGCTTGGATCGATTCAGCCATCACGGTAGTAATAGGAAGCTTAGGATTATATGCGACTTGTTCAAAGTCATCATACTTAGCACGGGCTTCTTCTTCTTTATCTTGATAGGCTTCTAAAAGTTCGTACTGTTCCTTTTGATGCTCACGTTGCTCAATCAATTGTTCAGCTTTTGTAGTCGCTAAAGCTTCTGCATAGGCTTCTATAGAATCATATTGATCAGGCAATGGAGTTTCTTTAGGCGCTTCAGGTTTAATAGCCTGAATAGCACGTTCTCTTTCCCATTTACGCTGTTCTCTCGCAAGTCTTTTACCAATGGCAGCATCTAGTTCTTCTTGTGTGAATACTTTAGATTCTGTTTTGGGTTCTTCCGACACTTCTACAGCTACTGCATCAGGTTCGGAAGCTGTCGTAACTTCCTGCTCTGGCGCGGGTACTTCCGCTAATACTTCTTGGATATCATCCATTTTTGTTTCCTTAGAAACCCTGGTGGTCTGCACCAGTACAGTTTTAATTTTTAATAGTAATAGCTAATGTTTATTTTAGCACTAGCTGATTGTTCAATAAATTTAATTTTATTTAAGTCACCATCATATTGTAAAGGGACACCAATTGCAAGTGGCATTCCTACAGATGCTGTAGGTGCGGTGTTATCATCGCGCCAACGTACAGGAGCGCCTTCAGCAACTATAAGTGCAAATACAGGCTTACCATTTAATCCGTCTGGCGTTCTAGCAGGAATAGTTAATCCTGATGCGCTGCTTAGACTTGTAATTTGCTGATACCCAAAACAGGTAGTTACAGCTTTAATGTTCATTGTCATTTAAAATCTCCTAGGTTGGGTAAATGATCTTATAGTATACGTGTATTCTGCGCCGCCGACAACTGGTGAAAGTCCAAAATTCCATCCATCTACATTACCTGCATCAATATTGTTTTCGTCTACATATGCGTTCCATGTTGCACCGCCAGTTGCGTTGTTGTCTTTGATTGAAACACAAGTTACGTTAATGGTGCCGCTGCTATCACTTAAGGTTGCCTGCGATCCAGGAACACTACTATTTAGTGTAATAAGATTATTTGCCGTGCCAGATATGCCAAACGCACTTACGGTCTGTGTGGTGCTTGCCGTCAGCGTAATCGTAGCTGGCTGCACTGTGTTAGTAATATTGGCAAATGTGTTGCTCTGCTGAATAGTTAAGGCGCCAGCACCACCTTGGTTAAGTGTTGGCCATACTTTTGCGCCGCCCGCAAAGGTCTTAGCGCTAGCGCTAGACATATTGATCGTGCCAGTAGATGCGCTAACAGTCAGATTAGCAACATTGGTGTTGGCGTTCCAAGCAGTTCCACTTCCGGCGACAGTCCATGTTCCGCTGCCTAGCGTAAGTGTTTTGGTTCCTGACCCAAGCGCAAAACTTCCTATATTAACATTTTGTCCGTTTGCGTTTAGCGTTCCAGCACGCAAAGTGGTCGACACCGTTGATACAACGTTAAAAGCATCTATAAAACGCCACGAGCCGTTTGTTCCAAAAAACAATACCGCTTGAGGTGTAGTTTTTCCGTTGCAAGTAATATCCCGCACCGTAGCATTTGTAGACCCAAATTGCAGCACGTTTACGGCATCTGCGGTTAAACTCATTGTTGGCGACAGCGTATAATCACCATAAACATATTTTCCTCCAGTATTCAACGTCCCTGAAAATCCGGTAAAATCTACCGTTCTTGCCGAAAAAAAGTAAAACGTGTCAGATCCTGCCGTCACATATATTGAAGGCGAATTTAACTCCGTAGAGCCTGACGATGTTCCATGATTAAAGTTTCTGTTTCCTGATATTGCATTTGCAACAGCATAAACTTTCGGATCCCCGGTAAAAGAAAAATTTGTGGCGTTATTAACTTGCCATATATTAACTGCGCTAGCGGTCAATTCAATATTCCCAGTTCCAAAATCTATTGATCTAGTATTTGTGTTATTTGACGCAAAAATTGCGCACGTTAATTTATAAGTGCTTAGTGATATCGTTCCCCTAGTAAGGGTAAAGGTGTTAGTTGTCGTCAAGTTTGCCCCTAGCGCAAGAAGCAATGTTGCGCTATCAACAGTAATGGCTGTTGACACAGATTCATTTGACGTGGTTACAGTTCCACTACCTGAGTTTGAATCAAAAATTGCAGTGTCACTTAAGGTTGGAACTGATGCGCCGCCAGCGCCGCCAGATGTAGTAGACCAAAATGCAGAACTTGCATTATCCCACGTTCCTGTTCCACCTACCCAAAATCTATTTGCCATTACATTGCCCCAAGAATGAACATAGAGAGTTCTTCATATCGAACGCCGTATCGATTCCCAGCATCTATACCTGGCACCAATACGTTGCCTTCGTCGTCAAGCTGTGCTGGTTGTGTTTTCCATTCGTCATAGCAAAACAAGCCATAATCATGCGCATCAAGGCCTTCGCTTGCGAATGCAGCCTCAAGTTCTTGGGCCAAAATTCCAATATGAACACGTTTTCCGTCTTTAAAACGATACGATTTGATAAGGCTTTTGCATTTTAAGGCTACGTTACGCTCTGCTAGTTTTAAGTCACAAACATCTTCTTTTAGCCTAGCATCTGATGTGTTAATTGTTCCGGTGGTTGCAAATACGGTATCCCACCGTTGCGCTGCTGACCCCAAATTTAGAGTTCCATCTGCCTGTGGACGAAATCCGCCAGAGTAAAGTTGAGCTAAGGTTGATCCGGTTACGTTGAAAAAAAAGCCACTACCCCCCGCCGCTATAATGGAAAACGTTGAATTGTCGTCGCCAAACTTTGTAACATTATCACTTGCCTGATTGAATACGTTTACAGATGCAGCAAGCCCAGATCTTTGGCTTGTAAGTCTTTGAGTAGGATTAAGAGTTGCATTCGAAATAGTTCCAGTTACCGTTGCGCCGACAGCCATTGCGTTGTCAACGCCGAAGAAACCAAATGCACCACCAGAAGTTACTGTAATATTAGCCCCAAAAGAGTTGGAGCTATATTTACCGCCACTTTGGTTGATAGTGACATCGCCAATAATACGATTACCGATAACAGCAGGAGCGCCACTGCCCGTTGGCGACCCACCTGCCTCAAGTGTCAATTTGCCAAACTGAGAACTTGTAATAGCAGCCGTACCTGTGGAAACCATAAGTATTCCACCAGTAGCTTGGCTGGTATAAATACCAGTTATGACATGATATAGGGTGGCGGTTCCGCTCAATCCCAATTCAATGTCATACCCTGTCGCTGTAGTGTCTCTTGTTTGATATATATTTTTGGTGCCAACAATTTGCGTGCGGCTTCCAGTTGCAAGAACTGCGCGGTTAGCAGCAAAACGAGAAGCACAGTTTATAAGACTAAAGCTATCTCCAGTGGCTACAATATTGTGGCCAGCGTAATTGCTTCCATCAAAGATAAGACCTTGAAATTCAACATAAGACGCGGAAACAGTAATAAGGGTTCCGGCTGCGTTTTTAAAAATTTGTGTGTTGCCAGTGGCAAAAAGCACTTGGCCTGGCGTAGAAACAGTAAGTCCTGAGGCCATGTAACTTGCTTCGGGAAAAAAGATGCTTTTCCCAGAGTCAATAGCAGCCTGAATAGCTTCTGTGTCGTCGGTTATGCCATCTCCAACTGCACCAAAGTCTTTAACAGACACGGATTCTTGCAATTTAGCTTGAACAGTACGAGATACTTGTGCTGTACCCGTGCCTGAGCCTACACCAGTAGCGGTAAAATAAATACCTACTGTATTACTTACGGCACCAATTGATTGAAAGTTTGTTGTACCGATAAAATTAATTAAATAAGTCTCACCAATAATAAAATTACCGGCTGTTACTGTTGCGCCTTGTTCATACAAAATGGATGCGGCATTGTTAGCTAATGGTGGTAAGTTTGCTGAAGGAATGTTATCGTAAGTGCCAATAAGCGTACCAGTTGAAGTTTTAACTATAAACTTATAGCCTTGACCGTAAGTTAACCAAATTTGACCTGTAGGCACTCTGCCTGACGCATCAAGCACAATAGGGTTAGCTAGTGCAATATTGCCTGTAATACTTGTATAGGCTGCTAAAGGTGTAGTTGTACCCGCAGCGTACGTGTAGATTAATCCACCGGACAACATTTCGCCATTATTGTCTAAGAATTGTGCGCCTGCGCCAGCAAAAAGTGATAATGTAACTGCCATAATTAATTCCTTATGCTAAAAAGCGAAGTTTATAAAGAGTGGATAAATATAACTCTACCACATTATCTATGAGTTGTTGTAAAGGGGTATCTTCTTTATCACAAACTTTATATCTATCAGCTTCAATTTGTTTTAGCTGATCTTCTAAAAATTCAATAATATTAGTAGTTTTTTTAGCTGATTGTAATGAAATAGGGCCAATTAAGCCATATCGACCTTGATACGCTTCGGCAAACGCGTCTGCATGATCAATAATACTTTCGTAAAATTTTTGTAATGCCTTATGTTTAGCATAACTTCTAGTATTTAAGTGAACAGAGTGCGTAACGTCTCTAGCTAAAAATAGTGTTCCTATAAAATTTTCGCAACTCATAAAGGCACTCCTTGATCTATTGGCATTTGTTCAGGCATTTGTTCAGGCATTTGTTCAGGCATTTGTTCAGGCATTTGTTGTAACATTTCACGATTTTGCCCTGGCATTTGGTTTACTAAATCGCCGCTTGTAATCATACCATGAACCGTACCCATTACTATATCTTGTATTTGTTCAGGTGACATATTAGCTTGAACTTGAGCTAATCGTTTAGTTTCAGCATCAAAAGCTTTAATTTGAGCTTCAAAATCTTTACGTTCCATGTCTTGTACTTCAATAGACTTGCTAACATTTTCCATCATGCCATGTAATTGATCTAATTCTTGAGCCATAACTTGAATTTGTTGTTCAGCAGCTTGTAGCTCAGGTGTTTTATCATCGTCACTTAATAGTTTAGGGTCAATAGTTTTAGCAAATCGTTTAGCCATTTCTTGCGCGCCAGGCCAATCCATGTTTTTAACAAACAAATCGCCAGCAACAGCCCATAATTGAGGATTACCTTGTAATAATTGGCTCATAGCATCTAATGATTCTTGACGTTTAGTCATGTAGCTTGGGCCTGTTGTTACACAAACATCATATTTACCAACGCTAGGATTGTATATTTTTTCAATAACAACACCTGTTTCATCAACAACTTTTCTGACTGGTTCGGCTTGATTAGGGTCTATTTTAGCTATACCTGTTTCACCATCAATACCTATAATACGAGCAATACGTTGTGTATCGTATATTTTTGGTATTAAGTCTACTAATTGACGCGTACCATATCTAATAGCACGAGATAAATTATCAACAAAATGGTATGTACCTGTATCGCCTTGTTTTTCGCGCGCTAAAATTGCACGGCCTGATCGTTCATTACTTGTAGCGCCTAAACTTGAATCATATTGACCTGTTGTAGATTTAATATCATCAGACGCACCCATTTTTGCCTGTATTAATCCAGTTTGTGCCATAGGCGGCAAAGCACGTTGAGGTAATGGCAATACTGCACCATTTCCATCTGTTACATCGGGGTTAACTTCTAAATATGGCCAATTAGTTGTATTAGCTGTTTTCCATTGGTTTTCATAACCTTCAAATTGACCGCCATATCCAATAAACGGTGCTTTAGGTGCAAGTGCTAACATTTCAGCTTCTTGAGATACCCAATAGTTATACATACGTTGTGCATCTTTAGCATTACGTACTAAACCTGATACATATAAACGTCCATCAACTTCAAATTCATTACCTACAACACGAATAACCGGAATAAATTTACCCGCCCAATCGCGTGATTCTAACATTTCAAATCCGTTTGTTTTACACCACTTAACTGTTTTAACATCTGCAGTACGTGTTTTAATAGGTTTCATACCTAAAGCTTTCATTTGCTTATCTTCAGGCGTACCTTCAAGTGCATTAACATTGTTTGCGTATAAATTTAATTTTGTTGGCGTATGCTCATAATAAAAATATTCTGCAATACGTACTGTATTTTCTGATAGCCATTGTGATGTTGATTGATCGCCAACACCTTGTTGCATCATTACGGATAAAGGCATCGCATCAGGAAACTGGCGCTCATATTCATCTTTAGTTAAATCTTCTGTAATAAAACACCATTCGGCATCAGCGCCGCATGGATCTTGAATAGTAGGATCCATATAAACACTGAAGGAATTGCGGATGCGGCCAATGCGTAAGTCTTGATCGAATGAATTGTCGTCGCAATATTCAGTGAGAATACGGAAATAGCCTTCCCCATAGGTAACTTGATTTTCACAAGCAGTATCGTAAGCAACGTCAGCATCTGAAATATATTCAATATGACGTACAACGCCTTCAAATATTTCAGCTACTTCAATATCACCTTTATCATCAGCAGGAATAACTTTTCCTGAAGGTCTATTTTGACGTTGATCGTTAGTGACTTGTCTTACGTGCTGGGGTAATTTATTAATGGTTAAACATGGACGTGCATTAATGGTTTGACCTTGAACCGATCCGCGTGTTGCTAAAACATCGGCTGGCCATTGCCATTGATTATCTGGTGATCCCGCTTGAAATCTTAAATCATCTAATTCATCTTCGCGCGATTCAGAATATGCAGAAACCGCCATAGTAAAGCGGCTTTTCATTGTTGATATTAAATCACGATCATCACTATCAGCAACTCTACCTACTGTTTTCATTTCATCATTCATCTAATATCCCTATGACGTCTGGTTGACGCATTATTAAATAAGATTCACCATCTACGGTTACAGGCTGTCCTGAATATTCACCGAACATAATATGATCGTTTACTTTTAAATACATTTCATCTATATTACCATTAGGTAACTTCTTACCTTGACCAACGGCTACTATAACACCTGTTGATAGCTTTTTGTTAGTTTCTACAATAATAATACTAGATAATTTTTCTACATCTTGTTTTACTAAAACACAATCACTTAAAGGTTTTAACTGCATTTTTTACCTTTTTTAGCTGCGGATCGTTTAACACTGTATGCAATAGCAACGGCTTGTTTAGCTGGTTTGCCTGCTTTAACTTCAGCTTTTACATTTTCTCTAAAAGCTTTAGCACTTGTAGATTTTTTTAGTGGCATTTTATTTTCCTTTTTTAGCTGTTTTTGCTGCTTGTTTAAATTGTTTAGCTGTTGGTGCGCCTTTAGATCCGACAGGGCGCATTTTTTCGCCTGATCCCGCAGCTATACGTGCCTTTTTTGCGTGAATATTTGAATACAATCCGGGTTTAGCCATTTTATTTTCCTTTATTAACAGTTCCAACTTTTAAGAGCGGCTTTTGCACGTGGTGCATCGCCTTTTGCGTGCTTAACTACGCCTGACATTCTAGCACAAAAAGATTTCTTACGTCCTGCATCAGATTTTGTTTTTGGGTTTGGTGCTGGTGCTTTTAAATTTGCATTATTTTTTGCATTATATGCGGCGCGACCTTTAGCTGTCATACCTGCGCCTTTTTCGGTAGGCTTATAATTAGCGCCTTTACCTTGTGTGGTTCGAGGAATTGGTTTGTCATGTTTCTTAGTTGCCATTTACGATCCCATCCATGATGTCAATACGCCGTTTCCTTGATATGGCCTTCGTATGCTTTTTTCTACATACTCACGGTGTGCCACAGGAAACGCAAACGTGACACAAATAGCATCGGCAGCATCAGGTGACGCTAACCCACGCGCTTTCATTTCTTTTTTACCTTCTAAATATATTGTACCTTTAGAATCAGGTTTCATCAATGGTGAAATTAGATCTGTTTTCAAATAGCGATCATTTGGAATACTTGCTGATTTTAACCAGTCTTTCATGGTACCCCACATTTGCGCTCTCATGTTACCATACATCATAGGGTTTTTTGATTTATTTGCAAAGTTTATACCACGTACCTTATACTTTTGTTCTTTTAGCCTATCTAACACCCCAGCACCTAAACCGCCTTCATCAATCACAACAAGTGCTGGTTTATATTGTTCAATCGCTTCAATGACCCGACCCACTGTTTCCATCGTGTCGTCCCCGCGATGTCTTTTAATTTCCACAATATCGCGACCTTGACGTACAGCGATGACAGTTGCATCGGCGCCAAATCGTGCAGGGTCAACACCAATGACTATCGGTGCAGTATTATCTTTATATCTTGGACGATCCATGGCTTCATCCACAATATGACTTGGTATAAATTGATCGTCGCTTGCATTAGGAAATTGACCATAAACTTCAACGTGTGCTTGACTTGAATCCTGGCCATACTCATCTATGATTTGTTGATATATTGCTTTATCAGTACCTTCGACTGTTCTAGCATCGACGATCATATTCCGCCAAAACTCACGCTTATTATTAAACGCTTCATAAAAATAACCAGAGTTACGTCGCGGATTACTAAACGCTAACCAAAATCTATTCGGTGTATTTTCCGTAAAGAACCCAGCCGCTACACTCCATATCGAATCGTCAATACCTGATGCTTCATCAAATACGAGCATGACACCTTCAAAGTTGTGAACCCCTGCATAACTGTCTGGATTCTCAGCTGACCATAGTCTACCTTCTACACCCCAATATCTTGTACCCATCTTTAAATCACGTTCCACTAATTCAGTGAGCCATTTCGCCGGTAGCACCCTTGTCGCACTGACTTCAAACCAATGACTATTCATGGCCATACTCAACCATTTAGTTATCTCAGCCCAAGTGACTGATCTTAACTGTGCTTCACTAT